AGAATCCCATCTGGCTATCCTCATTTGCCTTATTGCTAAAAACAGGAGGTGGAGGTATAGGGTAACGATCATCACCGCCCCTATTATTAGCGCCCTGTCTTGAAGCTGGTTTAGCATTTTTCGCCGTTGCCATTGTGCGACCCTATCCTTTGCTTCCTGCTCTAATCGTTCCTTTTCCTGTTCAGCTTGCAACTTTTCAAACTCTTCTTGAAACCTTGTCCAAACCGCACCCAATGCAGGGTCAACGCCGTAGATCAACAATTCCCTTAACTCAACAGCTTGGCGCTCCAGCTCCATCTCTTGAAAAATGTTGTCAAGGGCTTGGGCTTTAAGTGACTTACCCTTTGGCGGATTTTTCTTTTGTTCGGCAGCGGCGGTTTTGACTTGTTCATGGGCATCAAAAAATTTGCCGATGTAACCAGAAATCTCCATTGTGATGTTGGTGACATCTTTGGAAGCCGCTTTGCAGTCCTTATAAAACGATACGGCCTGCTTAATAGCGGCGATAGCGGCAAGGGCTGCTGTGAACGGGTCAATTTACAGCCCCAGTATTTTTTTGACCAACTCGCCAGCAAAGCCTGGGCCAAGCAACACAGCCGCAATCACCACATAAAGCAAATACTCTATGCGGGTCATGCGCTTTGAACCTGACTCAAATGACTTTTCAATAGCCGCATACCTCTCAGCGCAAACCGCTTCATGTACCGCCAGTCGTGTGTCGGTTTCCCCAGCCATCAGATGCCCTCGCCCTGCACGATATAGACCGTTGATGCTGCCGCAGCCAAACCGCTAAAAAACGTGTTTGTGTTGAAGCGCAAAATCTCCACACTTCCAGGCAATAAAACAATCGCAGACGATGGCGTACCAGCAATAGGTGCAACAGCATTTGTTTGTGCCAAAGCCGCAGTAGAACCAAAACCCAAAAACACCGTGTTTACAGCACTGGCATTGATGACCCGATATTGACCAACAGCCTGCCCATCCAGTCGTGTATGTACTGGGGCTTGCTTACCAGTTGGCGCTGACGTATCAGCCGCCACGACAATCGTTTCGCCTAATGGTGCAAATGCAATTTGTGAATTTGTAGACATGATTACCCCTTAAAGAAGAATGCGCTTGTTTTTGCGCCTTGTGAAAATATACCGCCCAAGTTGATACGCAAAATCCCAGCCCGTATTATTGCCTGCATCCACATTATTGTTAACTGTGAAAGCCTGCCATGTTGCGCCACCAATAGCGTCAATGTCTTTGATGGTCAAATAACTTACGCTTACAGTACCACTAGCTTGCGACAAAGTTGCCCGTGAAGCTGCAAGACTTGACTCCAAAAACTTTGATGTCGCCCCAGTAGTAACAAAATTACCTACTGTGCTGGTTACTCCATTTTTAAGTTTTACAGTACCCGCCGTCATTGTCAGCGCCCGAGTTGACCCCAAAGTCAATGCGTCTTGAAAAACAAATGTTCCACCATTCCCACTAAATGTGACTGGAAAATCAAAGGTTTTTGCATTTGTAGTTATGTTATGGCTTGCACTTGTTGCGGCAAAAGTAAATTTAGATGAAGCCGCGCCAAGAGTCATGCCTGACGATATGGTAAGACCACCATAAAGCGTAATGTCGTATGAGGAAATGGAGCCAGCAAACCCTGTGTAATTAACTGTTTTATAAGATGACGATGACATACTTAAAATGTCAGTTCCAGCAGTAATATTGAGGCTAAATACATTTGTTTCAGATGCGCCGCTAGTGCTGCCAAAACGAATTGTTCTCGTACCTGCTGCGCCGCTATATGTGCAGTTGATGATTGGCGTTCCGCTGGTGGTATAGCCAGTTGCCGCGTTCATGCCAATAATCGTTGTTGCGCTGCCAGTCAAATAAATTTGTCCTATGCCAAATAAAATTGATCTGGTGTTTGAGTTGTTTGAGCTAAGGATGCCGCAGGTTAAGTTTTTTCCGTTTAGGTCAATGGAGCCATTAGTTAGTGTGACCGAGTTGGTTGCGCCCAAAGTCAGCGCATCTTGAAGTTGCCAAGCGCCACCGACACCGTTGAACACCATCGAAAAACTTAACGACTTTCCATTAGTAGTGATATTGCTTGTGCCAGATGTAGCGTTAAATGTCCAAGTGCCTGTGTTTGAATACGTACCGCCAGCGCCGAAAGTTGCGCTGCCACTTACAGCAATAGTCCCAGTGCTGGTCAAAGTCCCTGTGAATCCAGCAGAACTAAAATTTAAGCAAGTTCTTGCACCTGAAAGTGTGACAGTAACAGCACCTGATGCCGCATCAAAATATACATTGTCAGCAGCAGTTGGAACAGCTTGGCCTCCAGCGCCGCCAGAAGTCAAAGCCCATTTAGTGCCTGCGGTTGCATCCCACGTCGCTGTTCCACCAACCCAATATCGTTCTGCCATTTTTTACTCCTGTGGTGGTTCTTCAGGATTGGGGTTTTCCACTGGTGTAGTCACAACCAGATACCAAGCGTCAAAGCGTTCTTGTTGCATTTTGGCAATTGCTGTTTGGCTCAAACCATGATTGTCAGGCAAAATTAACGCATCGCGCAAGGTATACCCGTTTTGAGTAATTTCAAATTCAATAATCATAGCGAAGCAATCATAAATGCAAGCAATTCTTCATATCGAATACCATAGCGACTTCCTGCTGGTTGATATGGTTGAACAACTTGAGTTTGACCAGTTGGTTGATTATCTGAATCTAGTACATCTTCCAAAATTTCCGACTGTTCTGTCCACTCATCGTAGCAAAACAAACCATAATTTTCAGCAACCAAATTTTCTGACTCAAATGCCGCTTTCACTTCCTGTGCAATCACACCAAAGTGAATTCGCGCTTGGTCGCCTTTTTTAGAAACTGCGTCATTGAATTTGAAAGCCTTCAAGTTGGCTTTGATCTTCAGAGCAACAGCTTTTTCTGCGTCCGTCAAGCTGCGCACTTGCTGCTTTGCGTTGGCATCTGAAGTGTTAATTGCTCCAGTAACAGCGTACACCGTGTTCCACCTGTTTGCAGCACGACCAAGAGTTGGCCCACCATCTACGTTAGGAAAAAATACACCATCTGTTTTAAATGTCAATCTATCCGTGAACGTGCCTGCACCACTCGCATCAAAGCCGAGAATCAAATCAGCAATTGACGTGATGCCCCAGCGGACTTTTTCACCATCCGTGTTTTCAAGAAATGTTTCATCTGGAAAAATCAACTCGCCATCGATGTTAATTATTCGTGCTCCAGAATTTGAATCAACTCGGTACACGCCAATTGAAGACGCGCCGAATGCATTTATCATGCCTCCTTCGCTGGAATAAGTGTCACGAGTTGTGTTGTCTGCTGTGGATGCGTTAACACCAAACACAATGTAACCAGAGGTTGTGTAGACGCCATTGGTTGTGTTTTTTCGGACGTATGCTTGATCTGCCAGTCCAGTAGCATTGTTGCGAACGTCAATGCCAGTTTGGTTATAGAGTGAATGGCCACGGCCAACCAGAACGCAACCGCTTCCGATTGCATAGTATCCTTGTTGCTGGTTTCCATTTGCCACCGAAGCGTCTGCATTCATCCAGCCTTGAGCCTCTGCCTCGTAACCACTCGCTCCATTGCCGACAGCAGAGCTGAATTTGGCTTCAGCAGAGCCTGCACGAGCAGCTTGGAAGCCTCGCCAGCCATTTGAGCACGAGCTGACCAACGTGCCATAAAAGTTACCACCGCTGACTTGCAAGCCATTTCCTTGCCATTCAACAAGGCCAACACGCGATGCCCACACTGCGCCAGCGTTGATCTGCTCGGACTCGTTAAGTCCTGTATTAAACGTATCTGGCGCAGAACCAACTTGCAGGCCATCGCCAGCGCTATCTGCGGCGGGGGTTGTGGAAATGTCAAACGAACCAGCAAGCACCATGTTGCTCAGTTGTGCCAAAGCACAGCCAGCGATGCGCAATCCTGCACTATTAATTGGCCATTTTAGGATTGTTTTGATTGGATAGCATATTGCTGATGTTAATGTGAAGTCAGCAGTAGGCCATGCTGCATTCATGGTGTGCTTGACGGTCACATTACTACTAGAGACATTCGTGACCTTAAAGCAACCTTCAACCACTTTGTAGTTTCCTGTGCCAGATGAACCAGCAATGATAACGTAATCACCAATGCTGACGTTTGCCACACTAGCCAGCGTGTATTGAATGCTGTTATTTTTTGCGCCGCCGCCAACAGATGCGACTGCGGTGACAGTGATGCTGTCAACTGCTGCACCAACGAGTCTGATTTTTATTGCGTCTGGATTGTAGACATTGGCAGCCGTTGTCATAGAAACAACGCCAGCTTGAATGTTGATGTCTGTTGGTACGTCTGGTGAAATTCTGTCAATCTCAGCAACAACAGTTGCCGCTTGAACTGATGTCAATGAGATGTATGCGTCTGGTGGGATGATGACCCTGTTTCCAGTATTCAACGCAAGAATTAACGCAGCAGCATCATTGGTCACGCTATCACAAACTGCACCAAAATCTTTAATGTTTACAGTTTGCTCAAGTTTTTCACAAGTTGGCATTGTGACTGCGCCAGTGAAGTTTGGCGTGTAATCCAGTCCACAAGCATTGTTTGGGATTGGTGCTATGCCAGTCCCGTCAGGGAAGTTATAAACCATCGTTCCTTTACTATCTTGAACCAAAATAGAAAAGTTGTTTCCATCAACATAGACTTGAGCCGGTGTGCCAGCGTTAGAGATAAAGCCATTGATTGTGCGTAGCGGCTGGGTTGCTTGAATAGTCAACGCCTCGTCAAAATAAACAGCAATCTGGTTGGTTATGGGGTACAGATTTGCCGTGCCAATCCACACATACCCATTGTCCAAAGGCAACCCGTCCTGCCCCGAAAAGACTGGGTACGGTACGTTAATTGATAGTGCTGACATTTGTGGGTTCTCCTGTTATTTGCGCTTGAGTAGTTCTTCAATCGCTTTAATGGCATTTTCTTTGTTGATGCCGCGCAATTCTTCAGCCTTTTCAGCAAGCAATTCAAATGCTCGTCTTGCTGCACCGCCCCTTGCAATGTCAACTCCAGTCTGCATAGCTTCAGCAACTTGACCCTTCAGCGAAGTCTGTGCGGCTGCGCCAAACATACGATCAAGTTCATTCACGAAAATGAGTTGATTCACAATGTCATCTTCTATTTTCATGCCGTACTTGGTGGCGGCTTGATTGGCTTGGTCAAGGGCATCGATCAAGTTCGCACGTGTACCGTAGTTACTGGTCAATTTACGCATTGCCACGCCAAGTGCTTTATTGGCATTTTCAGAATCAAAATCAATCTGTGTGCCTGCGGCTTTTTGCAAGTCATCAAGGGCTGTGATTGTGTCGGCGTATTTTTCATTTGCCGCTTTATAGACTGGAAAAGCATCACCAAGAGTGCTATTCAAATTTCTACGCAAACCCTTAACAATTCTTTCAGCCTCTGCGGTCAAAGGATTTGCTACGTTCTTTTTTCCATAATTAACTTGTGTGTCAATAAAACGCTTGGCATCATGAACACCCAAGGCATCAGGTGCGTGTGTTTTACTTAATCGCTTTAAAACGATATTGAGTAAATTTTCAGCCCTTGTATCGCCTTCAATCCTTGAACCTTGTAGATTTGCTTTTGCAACACCTTTTGCATCCAGTTCAACTTTCACGCCAATCTTGCCAAGGTCATCTAAAAATGTATTCATGGCTGGGTCAAAATTAACCGATTGACCACGCAGCCTTGTTTGCGCAATACGATCAATGGCTTTGCCTGATTGCTTATTTGCATTCGCTAAAAAATCAATTCTGCTCTGTACTGTGTCGCCAAGAATATCTGCTGCCCTATTCAGGGTTCTAAATGTTTCACTTTTTTCGCCCATCTTAAATATATTGAGCATCTGCAGCATGGACTTACGGTCTTTTTCTGTTGCAGCCTTAATGCTGGCAATAGTGCCATCTTTCCAACCTTGCTTAATAGCATCAGCCGCCAAGTTATCAGGTACGACTTGTGTTCCTGCGACCCTAAAATTAACAGTCTCAACAGAATCAGGATTTTGCGTAATGACTTTTTTTAGCGTTTCCTGTTCTTGTGGGTCTATCTTTCCTTCTATTGAAGCCTTGATGCTTTGCACCGATTCTCTAATAGTTGGCGCAGCAGGAGGTGTATAACCAAGTCGTAATTGTTCAATCGTTACTGGGGTTACTTGCTCTCTTATCTGAGCCCCTGCTGGCGCAATAAGTTTTGCCGCTTGTCCAGTTATTGTTTTAACTGCTGAAGGCACAGATGGCACAAAAGCACCAGCAACTTGAGCCGCGATTTGCCCACCAGTGCCAGCACCTGATTCTTTTGCTACCCCACCAGCGGCAGCAGATGTTCCACCTGTGACTGTTTGCAGTGTGGGTGTGGTTGCCATCAGTCTACCAACTTCACGAGCTACTGGACCCGTTGCAGCAGCTTCAACAGCTTTACCTAAAGCAACACCGCCAAGGCCACCACTTGCGCCAGCAGTCGTTGTCTGCACAATTCTTTCGGCAGCAGTACGGGGTTCAGCCACACCAACACGGGTTAACAAGTCCTCAAGCGCATCAGTCGGCATAGTGTAATTTGTGCCAAATAAACTATTGATTGAACCAACCACAGGGTCAGCAACCAATCCAGCGAGAGTCGCAGCACCAGCGCCAGCAATCGCGCCCGGTATTGCCCCAACTCCAGCAAAAGGCGCACCCAAAGCCGCACCAGCAAGCGCACCAAGCGCAGGCAAAGCCACACCTCTTGTAGCTGCCCCAGCAAGCCCTGTTGCAGTTGTTGATGGCTCTGCCATTACTGTGCCACCATATTGACCAGCAAGTGTGGCAAGGTCAACTGGTTCAAGTGGCGCAAGTGGAGTTTGCTCTGTTGTTGTTGAAACTTGACCGCCAGTAGGTGTTAACCAAGCATTTAAAGTCTCATCATAGTACGAACCTTGAGGCTTTGCGTCAACAAGAGCAATAGGCAATAACTGAAAACCTGGTGGCGGCGTAATTGATTTTGCTTGCGCACTTTCAGCAAAAATAGGTACACCACCAACTTCAACCCTAAATGGTTCAGTTGACGGACTTGCAACAGAGCCGCCAAATTGTTTTGCAAGGGCTTCGTAATCTGTTGCCATTACTTAATCCCTGCCTGTTTCTTAAAAGCATCGGCAGCAGCTTGATTAGGAAATCTTGCTGTTTGTCCATTTGGCAGTTGTACTGATACTTGCAAAGCAGCAGGCACATCAAGCGCAGGTTCTTTTACACCATACTTAAGACCTATATTCCCCCGTACTTTTGTAAGCAATCGCACAGCTTCATCTACATTTTCAATCAATCTTTCAGGTGATTGTTTAAGGCTCAATGTTTGTAAAGATGCTTGCAGTTTATCGCCCTCTTTTTCAGACAAACTACCAGTGCCTTTAATTTTTGGTATCTGCGCAATAAATGCTTGTGAACCAAGCGCCTCAACTAGCGCCTCCAAATCAGAAACATCAGAACTTAAGGTTGGAAGCCGTGAAGCCACTGGCCCTGTTGCTGATTTAATAATGTCTTTTGGTGTGTTTTTAATTCTTTGTGCTGTATTCAAGAAATTATCAATATCTGCCACTTGATTAGAAACCAATGCTTGCTGCTCTCTATCGGCAGCATCACGCTTTTCTTTTGCATCATCAATTTTTTGCTGTAACTCTTGGCGTTTTAAATTGTTTGTCTCTTTTGCTTGCGCTGCATTAAGTGCCGCAATACGATTGTTCTCTTTGGCAATCAATATATCAGCATCAGTTTTGCGCAGGGTTGCAGCTTGCTGTTGAACATCAAGTACAGCCTTTGCCCTAGCAAACTCAGCATCAACTTTAGCTTTTGCAGCTTGTGCAGTTGCTAGTGCAGCATCAGCCGCTTCTTTTTCAGGGGCATTTTTTGCTTTAGCCTGCGCCGATGTTGCATCAGCTACAGCTTGATCTGCTTTTGCTGTTACTTCTTTTAATTTTGCTGGCGCTTGTGCTTCTTCACGGACAGTTGAAAGCGCCTTGTCTGCGGCTTCAAGATACTTCATTCCATCAGGTAATCTTGCCATGTATAAACCAATCGTAGCCTGCGCTCCAGTAGGGTTTAAATCAATTAATTTACTTGATGCTTCTGCAGCCTTGGCTTCATCTTCACGACCACTGTTTCGTAATGCCGTAGCTTGATCGGTAAGAAGTTGTTTTGCTATGTCAACATTACCAGACTTGACAGCAGAATAAACTTGACCGCCCATAAGCAAATCATTTTGTTGTTGCAACTTTGTTTTTGCTTCAAAACCCTTAGTCACAATTTCAGCTTGATCTTTGGGTAAAAATGCAGCTATTGCTTGATAATCTGCAGCGGATGCATTTGGGTTCTTATACAAATTTGCAAGGTCTGCTTGCCGTTTTTGTGCTTCCACCAATGCTGTATTTTCAAGTTCGCGTTTTTTTTGTGTTGCTTGGATTGTTGCTACATCTGAACCAAGTTTAAAGCCGCCCAGTGCAGCCTCAAAAGGGCTTTGCACATCGGCTGAGTAGTTAATCGGACCTTGAAATGGGTTAATGGTTGCCATGTTTTATTCCTTAAAACCCAAAGCCCACGCCAGCTTTACCGCCTGCGCCATATTGGAAACCAAGCATTTGAGCAGGCAAATTAAACAGTTGACCATACGCTTTGGCTTCACCAAGTACACCACCAGCTTCTGCCGCACCAGCTTGCCCAAGTAAATTAGCCACATTTGTGCCTGTTTCCATACCAGCAGCGCCCACACCAGCAGCAGATCGTTGACCTAGAGTAGTCATGCCACCCAAACGACCATACTGTTCTTCAATCAATGAATTTAAAACCTGAGGACGAAACTGCGCTAGTGCCCCTTGTATGTTGCCACCACGAAGACCCCCAGTGGCTGAAGCCCTTTGAAGTAATGCTTCTTCACCCTGTCGGGTTAACTCTTGGAAACGCTCACCACCACTTATTCGCTCAATAGCTGCACGCTCTGCCTCTGGTCCTCGCAGACCCAAAAAAGCCTGTTGTTGTTCTAATGCTGGTAGACCCGCTTCTGTATAAGGTTTGAGTAGCGCTAGCAATGCATCAAACTGCCTACGCTGTTCTGCTACACCTTCACGAGCTGCCCCAGCTTGAATACCCGCAGCTTCTCCTGCGGCATCGGCCTGCATTGAACTACCAATAAGTTGACTGCCACCCACTACTAGGGCTGTGACTGGATCAGGCATCGCCAAACTCCTTTAAATAATCTTCTAGCGTTTCGCCATATAAAGCCATTACATGATGACCATGTACCGTAGCAAAACCAGCCCCATGCACCAGCGAGATCGCCATCAAAATCAAATCGTAATACCCAGCTCGCCACATGAATGACTTGGCATCTGCTTGTTTATTGCGCTCTGCCGTGTCCGAGGCTTGCCACTTGAGAATCATTGTCGCCAGCAAGGGCGTTAAATGGTTGCTGTTGCCGATAAAAAATGCGTTCTGGTGCATACCCACCAGCGTGTTCCAAATGGTCGCATTCAGGTCTTCTCGTGCTACTTGGTCGCCATCTGCTACGTCATCAAAGACTTGAATTGCGTCATAGACCATTACCAACCACTCAACGGCTGGTTGGGGCAGCATAAAAACCTTGGTCAGGTTCTCTCGCAGTCCATCGGTCATGCACAACTCCTATACAGGGCAGGCCGCTGGATGCCAGAACTCAGCGACTGAATTTTCGCACAAATTGACAAAAGGTCAATCCTCATATTCTTCGTCTTCCCAAGCCTGACAAACCCGCATATCGTTGCAGATAAAGTCCAGCTTTTCGCAGTGACCCCTGAACCCTGCACCCTTGTCATAAGCAGCCATCGGGATGCGCTCAATCCGCACTTGGGTCATAAAGCTGTTGTCGTAATACTCGCAGTTCGAGCAATGCTTGCGCCGTGCGTCTTTTTCATCGCACTGCATCGCCTCTGCCAGCCCTGCGTAGAACTCCTTGTTTGCGCCAGCTTCATTGGTTGGCATTTCAGGGCCATAGTTCCAGTCAGCAACCGCAACGGCATAGTTCTTTTTATTCTCTGCGTTAGTTAAAAATTCCTCTTCCATTGGCAAGCCATTAAAGCCCCTTGGAATCATCATAAAGTCTTTCATTTGCTACTCCTTAAGTAATTTCTCGGCCTGATGCTCGAATTGTCAGGGCTGTTCCTGCCCCTGCCAGCGTAGATATAAAACCGCCTGACTCCAACGCTTGCCCAACCAGCTCAGGGCAGGTGTAGGTTTCATCTGGAACGATGCTTCGGGCATCAATAATCAGGTTTGAAGCGCCAGCCGAGCCGCCACTGGTTACCAAGTTGCAACTGAAAGTTACATTGCTTCCGCTGGTGTTGGTCACTGTGAATTTGTCAATAATTGCCTTGGCATTGCTGGCGGTGTATTGGGTGGTTTGTGCGTTCTCTGCCTGTTT